GCAAAAATGGACCCCCCGTTTATTGCCTCAACAAAGTCATTCCACGATGGACCAACCTTTGCTAACATGGAGTCAATAATGAATTGTTTGTCACCCTCTTCTCTAAAGTTTCTATAAGGACGTTCGGCATAACCTACAATCTCTTTGTCTTTATACTGAAAAGGTTTTTCACCAATCATACCTCTATATTCAGCAAAGTCCTCGGTACTCATACCTACCTCTTCACCGTCTTTGTCTTGAAGTATAATTTGTGTTGGCATTTGAACGATGTTGTCGTCCCAATCAAACGCATAATATTTTAAATCGGGTTGTCCGATTTCATCAAACCCCTCACGAAGTAATTTTTCTTCGTAAAACTCTTTAATTATCTTTTTTAGGTTCATTAGATTTAATCGTATCTATTAATCTTTCTAATTGCTCTTCAGAAATAACAATGTGTTGAGGAACCTCTGAAAAGGTTTTTTTATCTTCACTTTTTATTTCCAAACTTTCTTTAAGAATTTTTTTTGTAAACTCCATAATGTTTTTTATCTAAAGGCTAATGGGGGGATTTTCACCCCCCTTATATTAATAAGTATTAGATGTCCTCAAATGATGCACCTGTTGGTGTAATCAAGAACTCAATATCAATAAATTCTAACGCTCTTGTTGGTTTCAAGTAAATTTTACCTACAAGTTGGTTTGCGTCTAAATCTTCTGGTGAGTTAGATACTGTCACACGGAAGTCAATTAAACCTCTATCTCTTCTGATTGAATCCAAGATTGGGTTAACTGAGTCTAAGAACTGCTGACGTACTGTTTCGTCGTTTTGTTCAAATAACAATCTAACCGCCACTGCTGAAATCAACTTACGAGCTTGTAATAACAATCTTCTAACGTTGATTCTGTCAAGTGCTGACTCTCTAATCTGTAAAGTTTTGTTACCCCAAATTACGGTTCCCACATCTGAGAATGTTGCAATTGGGTTAATTCTACCTTTGTAAAGAATGTCACGGTCATCTTGTGTCAACTTCTTACGTGCTTTAACACCATTTACTAAACCACGAGTGTAACCTGCCGATGCGAACCATGGGAACGCGATGTTGTCGGTAAGTGCCAAGTTTCTTACAACCTCTGCTGTTGGTGGTAAGTAAATTTGTGTGTTATTTGTTGTATCTCTTGTTAATATCCATGGATAATATGTTGCTGTGTAGTTAGAGTCAATTCCTGAATCTTCTAACAAGTCAACAATCTCTTCAGGATAAATGAACTGAGTTGCAAAATCTGATGTTGTTGGTGAGAACACATCATAGTCAGGACAAGTTGCGATATAAACTGAGTCCGCTCTGTCTGTTTCAACCATATCAATTGCGTCGTTCACAAGTGATGAGTTATTAACAAAATCAATACCTGGTGTTGCAAATACGTTAATATTTACAGCTTCAGGGTTATTGAATGTTGATTGACCCCACAAGTATGCATAATAGTCAGAGTTCGCCCATTGTTCTTGGTTTGGTCCTGTAATTGGTTTAAAGTAACCCCAACCTGTTGAATCAGGATAAGTGATTGATGTTGAACTATTACCTGCCAAGAAACCTGTATTACCTAGTGAGAATGTATCACCATTTGTTCTATATTCTCTGTAGATATCCCAACCGTCAAATCCACCTTGTGCAAGTAATGTGAACTTTCTTGCTGAAAGTGAGAAATATGGGTTAGTGTTACTTGATGGGTCATTTCTGAACGCTGCAACTCCCACATCAAATGCTGATGTTCCTGAAGTTGAATATGCTCCTGAAATTGTAACAACTGTTGCCCCTGAGTCCATGTGGAAACCTTTTGTAAGAACTGACCAATCAGCTCCTTCACCTGTTGATGTTGTTGGTGCTTGTTTACCTTTGTATTCAAAGAAGTCTGCATCAATACCAACTGTTGATGAAAATCCTAAATAAACTTTTCTTACTCTGTCACCTGCACTTCTAACAACGTTTGCATCACCCTCTAATGGTGGGTCATATAAAACTTCACCAGGTGTGTTATATTTTGTCTTGTAAACAGGGAAAGGACTTTTCGCTCCTGAATATTGTCTGTAGTTATAACCTTCAAATCCACAAGGTAAAGCATCTACTGGTGCGTCTTCAACCATGTCAACCATAATGTATTTTGACTTAAGGTCGTATTCACCATTTGATGTACCAATTCTTTGTGCTACGAAACCATTTTGTGTTGAGTCCATAGTACAGTTTGTGAATTTTTCTAAAACTACTGGATTATCATCTGTATCAAAGAAATCACGAACAATAACATCAAATGTGTTATTGCTAAACTGCATATTAACAATTGAAATTTTGATTTGTCTATTTGCTCTACTACCGTCAGAGATTAACACAAACTTAAACAATCTATAAACCGTATTACCACGTAATTCTGAAACTACGAATGGAGTATTTGGTGTTTGGTATTCATTTAAGTACCAACCAATTGATGTTGAATCTAAACCTCTTGCTTGTGGTAAAGCAGTTAATGATGTTTGTAATCCACGAATGTAACCTTTATTATATGAGTCATTCAATGTTGTTTGTAATACCTCTTCTAAGAATATTGGAACATCTGTTCTGTCTTTTGAGAAGTTACCTTTACCAAATACTTTTGATATGTAGTTAGTATTTGCAACATCAAATGATGTATCAAATGTAAATGTATTACTATCTGTTGTTACACCTGATATTTGGAATGTCGCTTTAGGGTTAGTTTGTACACCTGCATATACACCTGTACCTACCATAGTAACATCACTTGTTCCTGATACAGTGTAAACAGGTCCACCTGATGTGTCAGTAGTTAAACCACGAGAACGTAATGTTGCTACCACAACATCATCGTAATCTGTAAATGAAGTACCTGAATAGTCAGTGTAATAAACCGCCATTGTTCCTGAGTATGCTCCACCACCTAAATCTGCGATTGTGTCGTAAGCTGCTCCGAAACTATAACCTGCGTAACTTCCTGCAGTATTATCAAATAATGCATAGTACCAATAATCATCATCAGTACTTGTTAAATCTGCCACGTCAGTTGTAATTCCATCAACTCCGAAGTTTTCAGTAAACGCTGAATAATTGGCGTTTGTACCTGTAACTGAGTCAAATGTACTACCACTAACAGTACCCCAGAAGTATGAAGTTCCACCTGAACTACCAATGTCTGATAAGGTACTTAATATTAATGTTTGAAAATCTGTTTCCAAACTTGATGATGTTCCCAAAGGTCCTGTATAACTTGTTGTGAACTTTGAACTCAATTTTGCAGGAATACCTGTAATATTAACCGTTCCATTTGCCGCTCCTGAGAATGACAATGTTTGTGGTCCTGAAGTTGTTGTAACTCCAACTGTTGATTTATCAACGTTTGCCACGGTTGAGATTGACCAAGATGGTCCCGCATCATAACCGTTTAAAAGCTATGTAAGCCGCTTCATATTTAGGGATTTGTGTGTTTACGAATTTCTCAGGAGTAGTACCACCGAAATAAACTTGATATTCATCGTAGTTAGAGATGAATATGGGTTCAAAAGCTGGACCTTGTTGTGCTTCACCAACAAGACCAAGAGTGGTAACACCCACGCTTTGAGCCACGAAACTTAAGTCTCTTTCTGATGTATAAACACCTGGAGAAACGAATACTTTGTTTGCTGTTGCCATTTAATTATCGTTTTAAAAAGATTTATTTTAATGATAAATATTTAGAAAAAAACCAAAATACATTTACAGAAACACAATATTTATTATATGGCGCTTATTTTTCTGCCTTTTTTCTACTTATATAAAAATGACCGAAATAAAGAATATCAAAATATCAAAAGAAGTTCATCAAGTTTTAAAAAACTATTGTAACGATAATGGTTACAAATTATCAAAGTTTTTGGAAAAACTAATTTTGGAAAAATGTAAAAAGAAAAAAGATATTTACGGAGAATAATTATTTCAAATATGCCGTAGTTTCAATCGTTGAACTCAAACTACCATTTGTCTTTGTAACATCTATTCTTACATCATCACCCGTGTTGATTTGAATGGTACTTAAATCTTCACCCAAATAATTTCCATTTATGAACACATCATAACTATCAACGTTTGATGTTGTGGTCACCAATAAGTCAACCGTATAATTAAAGGTTTCCAATTTTTGTGTTTGACCAATAGGAAAAATAATTGGCAAATCAAAATTATCGGGTCTTTCAGGGAACTTACTCGCCCTTCTTGCACCACTTTTAGTTTCAGTTTCAAATAAGGTTAATGCTCTTGTAATTGCTGGTGAAATTTGAAACTCATCTTCGTCCAATAAAAATCCCAACAAAGTGAAATTATAATTTTGAATATAAAACTTTCTTTTATCCACCTGAACCACCGACTCATCACCCACATTATTCAATATCAAAGGAATATAATGTCCCTTAATAAATGTATAACCCTGACGAGAACTAAACTTTCTCATAACCTTTCGGTTAAACTCGTTAAGTTCCCTCATTCTATTACAAACAATCTTAACGTCATAAGTAATATCAACAGGAATTGGC